TTGGTGTTTACCTTGCAATTGTATTTTCGCAGGTAATCGAGAATAGTACTCGCATACGTGGTGGGGACAACGATGTCGTCACCATACACGTGGACACCTCTAGATACCATAAAACAAGTATCGGGTGTCACAGGAAGGTTGTGCTCCCGGATTAAAGCTACTACACAAATAGTGTAGAAATACATAGCTTCAACCGGAAAACACAGAGCAGAACCCATCGATGCGAACTTCCTTAGAGGACCAATAATGGTTCCATCCGGAAGTTTCGCACTCGTTGAACGACATGCTTCGATCGCAGCCTGAAGATCAGGATTTGACCGGAACATCTCCATAGCAAGATCATGGGGAACCCGATCACTTGCATCTGAAAGGTCTATCGTTGCTAATAAACCGTCTTCGGACGATTTCAACGCGAGCTGCTGGTTGATTTCTTGATCACGAAAATTAATGTGACCAGAAGTTAACCAGTTATCATCGATCGCCTTATACAAGGCGCTTCGAAGTCCTTGTTGTACAAACTGTTGACAACAGGGCTCAATTGCGATGATTCGAGGGCTTTTGAGCGTTTTCGGGACACTGATCACCTTTACAGGCGATTCCATGCCCTCCGGTTTGATCGATACCATTTGGAGCTCCTTACTATCAAGCGCAGTACCAATAGGGTACCCGTTATCGATAATAGGGAAATAAGGCTCCAGACGATCATTCCAGCTACTCCAGTTGTATTTCGCATTACCGGAAATACCTTCTGCAGTCGCACCGGGACCGTGTCGTGGAGTACACTGGTTAACTCTGATTGAGCTAACCATAGGACCCCACAGCACAGCAGCCACGCGAGTAAACTCAGCGTGGACCGCTTCCGGCACTGAAAACAAGTCAAAAGACTGTTCAATGGCAGTGTAGTTCGCAAAGGCAGCCTGCTCCCTTTCGGGGGTACAGGCAATTTCAATCTTGCTAAATGCTCGGCAAATCTGCCGTACGCATCCAACAATGGTCGAAATGTCTTTGTTGTTCTCATTGCGTTTCCTTCCTGTCTCTCGGTCGAAAATTTGACTGAGCATACCTTGCAAGAATGCAGGGATTGCTCCATTCTTCGCAAAATTGCGAAAGAGTGTTGAGTCAATATATCCCTCTGCTAAACTTCTCTCGAAGTCTCGGCAGAATTGGGGTAGGGTCAATGTCAGAAATGACAGACCTTCATTCTCGACCCGTGATCTCATAGTTTCGAGGTCACGTAAATCAGAGACGTCAGCGATGCACTTCATGCAAGCGTCTATATAGACACACTGCATGAACATCATATGGCCACTTGCGTTGCTTTTCAAGTCTCCTCCAAATCTGGGGGTAAACTTCAAGCCACGTAGATCGCCTATACATCCACTATAAAGTGGACGCTCAAACAGTGCACCAATACGGACAAAAATGCATCGACAGTGACTTAGCTCTCAGAGCCAATCATCTTATCGATGGCCGTATTATCTAGCCAAGTCTTAAGACCGGCTATAAGCTGCTCAATCTGTGCGGTCGTAAACCCGTAAACGGGCCTATCGATAACGCAATAGAAAGAGAGTGTATCGTAATCGTTGGTTTGATCCAACGGATTCGTTACAATGGCACGCTGGTCGATACGAACCATAGATCGAGTTCGATCTGCGGATTTCGTATGACTAATCGTTAGTTTAAACGATTCGTCGCTCGTCTGATATAGGGCTTTTGTGCCTTCTACCAGATAACGAGCCATAACCTTGGCCACAGCATTAACAGTGACTGTTTGTGGATCAGCGAACATAGTGGTTGACCTCCGATGTAAGTTGGAGTTAACCCACTGCAGGTTCAATCCGTTCCAGGGAACCAAACCTTGGTTAAAGCAGTAGGCAGATAGATACAAAGCAGTTGGGGAATACTTATACGCACTTGACAGGCACTTAAGCCTACCTCATGCGCGTAATACCCAGAGCTGCGAGTATCGCTAATTGTCTTGGACTCAAAAGGTTCCAAGACAGGCCAAACCCATAAGGAGTACTTGCACCTCTCCGTACCTTGGCGTCGGATTTTACGACCCAAGATATGGTTTGCGGCCCAGAGATGAACGGCAGTCTTTGTAAAAAGACTGTAGTCGTACACTCATGTCGCATCACGTACAAGTATCTGGCAACTAGCGCATCTAGGGCGATGTCATCGATAGCATCAATAACGCTACCGAAGTCAACGCACCAATCGATGAGCCAAGTCCAGGGCACAGCACGATAGACGTTCGCGGGCGAGATTCTGGCTCCGTATATGTCCGCCTCACGGCGGATACGGTTCCAGGCCGAATCATAATCCGGTAGACTCGCGTCGAACTCAGGACGGTAGTACTTATACTGGCCAACAGCCGAAACGGTAGATCGTTGAATTTCAACGAGTTCCCATGTCGGTTGAACACCAGGTATAAACAACTTCGATATCAGATCGCCGAGTGGCTCAACAGCCATCCCGGTACCTGACGAAATTTGTTTCCTACTCTCCTGGTCTGAAAGAGTTGCACGTCGAACCACATACTTGTCATTATTCGCCCTCAAACGGGCTTTAATGGCAGCTGCATTTTGGAAGGTCTGATGAAATTTCTTCAGATCTCCTAGGAACGGCGTCCACCCAAATTGGTGGTTGAGAAAATTGTCAGCAACCTTCTTTGGTTGCATGACTTTGCTTACTCCTGTCGACCCCCCCATCACTTTCCACAGTTCGTCGAAAGTTCTGGAGGTGGACCGCAGCATACGAGGGATATCCCTCATTTCTGCGGCAAAGACAAAGGCAGAGGCCTTCTCAATTCTGGGCCTAGTTTTCTTATAGGCCTGCAACTCCCATGCAGTGGTATCAGGAATCCATTGGGTAGTGAGTACCATGGCTGGTATATTCCAGGTGTTCCATAGTCCCATTGGGGTGAAACCCCCCACGTATTTAAGCCTACCGGTACCGTATCCATAATAGGATACGTTTGCCGTGGATAAATATGTCCCAATAGCCTGAACCCGTTTTTCGGGTAACTCCACGGAGATTTTCGTAAACGGACCTCCTTCTTGGTAGGGTGGACCGCGATGAATTTCATCACGGCAACACGAACCAGAGGACGTCGCCATCAGAGGTATATCCAGATAAGGGTCTTGGGCAAAGCCCGTTACCCACTTACCTGGACTCTGCTCTAAGAAATATTTTCCTAGAGGACAACGTTTATAACCGGTAGAAGGCGAAGCCTTCAAACCGGGTTCAACGTCGTACTTGGTACGAATCCGCGGAATTCCACTCATGATGATGTGCCTCCTTACGACACTGATCAGAAAAAGGTTGTGTTAAAACCTAATTGCACAGCATTTCTGATCGGTAAATGCAAAGACCTTAATAAGTCAATGCGAAGTTAACTAGTGATCCAAAGGTTTGCAAAGGAAGTAGTGTTCTATTTGAACACTGCCTTTTGCGCAGCCGTAATTGAGCCATCCTTGCGGATGATCTCTTCAATCTTGGCGATCGTGTCCAGCGATAAGCTGAACAAAATTGCCGCGATTTGGATTGCTCTAGCGAATTTGGATAACTTAGACATAGCTCTCCTCTCTTACGAAAGGATCGCCATATCGAGGAAACCCATTCGCGCGTTAACAACCATGACTTTTTATGCGTCTTCACGCATTTGAAGATAATCATCGCTGACTATCTAGACACCCCCG